ATGCCATTTTGGAATTTCAAAACTTAAAACTTGCAATTTATTTATTTCAAAAATTACATTTGCATTGTTGTATTCTTCTGTTGCAAATACTTTTTCTTTTAATTGATTATATACATTTAACATACTATATCAACCTTTCAAAATAGCTAATTTCAGTTGTAAAAGTGCCGTTGCCAGTAATTTGTACTAAAATATTTTTTGTAAAATTTGAACAAGGAAAATCAAATAGATCTACAAATTTATAAGCATTATTTCCAATTGCATCTTTTATTGTCTTTTCTTCGCTGTCAATGATTATTGTTCCGCTTAATTTGCTAATTTTTACGTCTATTTTTGCATTACTTGTTAAAACTATATTAGTAGCATTACCAGTTAATTTTATTTTAAAATTCGTACTTGTAGTGTCATTTAAAACGATTTGAATTGAACCAGTGTTGTTAAGTGTTTTTGTTATTTCATTTTTACTTAAAACAATGCAATTTGCTTCAACTTCAATTATTTCAAAACCATTGTATATTTCGTCTATGCTTTGTTCTATAAAACGACCTTTATATATTCTATTATCGTTTAGATCAAGATTGCATATTTCAAGTTCTGATAATAAATTAGCTTTATTTCTTTTTATTTCTGCTCTTGTTCCAGTTAATTCTATTTTGAATTTAACAAGAGATAAGCCAATAGACTTATCTCCGTAAATTACATTATTATTAAAATCAAAATATTCTCTAATAATTTTTGATGCTTCTATTTTTATAGGTTGTAAAACATTAGCATTATATTTTTTAAAATCTTGTAAACTAAATATTTTCAATGTTTTATCTCCTTTTCTCTTTTGATAATTCACGACTAACAAAAGGAGCTGTAACTCTGCCTATTTCCCTGCCGTCTAATTGTGATACTACAACAATTGTTCCATCTTTTATTGATACTAACGAATTGCCATTGTCGTCAATGTTAAAACTAGGTTTATATGAACGTCCGCCATTAAAAAGTGTATTCATTTCTAAATCAACTGAACCTTGCATTTTTGA